ATGACAAAACACAGAACCTTTGGTTTTTTTTATGCGCTAATTTTGACTCTTAGCGCCTCGGCTTCTGCTGAGACTATCCCCCCCGATCTTCAACATGATTTGATGCGTTTAAATCTGGCTCGCCCGCCTGTTTTGACAAAGGGGTTTCTTACTGTGTCCCTGAATTTCGAAAGAATCGAAATGCTGCAAGCTAAAAGCATCTCTGAAACTGTATGCACCTCATACTATGGTGTGGATTCAGAAAAGAGGTCTTGGGCGGTAGGAAAAATTAAAGAAGTTAGAGTCGCTAATGCTGATGTCACTCAGGGATTTGTTTTCAAAGGTGGAGACTCTTCCTGTGAGGCTATGGCAAATCTGATTGATGAAGAAGAGTTTATTAATGAAAGATTAGAAGCAAGAGAATTCCAACCGCTTAAACAGTAATGCAGCTGGTTTTAAAAAAAAGGGCTCAATCCTTTAAGATTGAGCCTTTTTTTTGTTTTGCACTAGTTTAACTATAGCCACAGGTTTCCCTGTAGTTCTCTCCGGTTAGCTCGTGATGGGTGGGGGGCTACAGGAGAGACTTTTCCAGGGTTCATGATAATGTCAGTGACAGATTCTAAAGATTTGAATGTACACCCACAATTAATGTTCTGGCACTGATTATATCTTTCTTTAGTATTTTCTGATAGTTGCAGGCTGCTACGGGTATGCGCGGCATGTAAGCAGATAGGGCAGTTCATCATTTCAGAATCATCCTGTGGTATTTTTTGTTCAATATTACTCATTAACCAATCAAATGACTAGTTTAATCTACTATTGCATTTCAAGGTTTTCGATTTTCACCTCAAGCTCAATGCTCGTTGTATAGCCACTGTCGGCGCTCACGCTGTGCGTCAGCGTGGTGATAATCCATTCGCCATCATCAATCTGTTTTTTAAACCCCGTAACCTTTACCGGCATTTCGGTGTAAAGCTCTGCGCGTCCTCGCGCCAGCTGGATCGAGAAGGTGGCTACGCCGCGCTGCAGCCGTTCCCACTGCATTTTGGCTGCCCGCTCTGCGTTTGACCGGTTGGCATAGGTGCGGCTTAAAACCAGTACGTTTTCATCGGTGCCGACGAGGTAATCACCCTGTTTCGCTTCCGGCTCTTTTTTCTTCACTGTGGTTTTGCGGCGTCGATTTACCTTCGTTTGTGGCTTTTTCGCTGGCTCGCGCGTATGCAGCCAGCTGGCAATCACGCCGGTGTAGGCGTCACGGTCAGCCAGGGTAAAGCGGTGACTGTCGCCGTCACGACGATGTATGGTGATGACCGGCAGCGCCTTGCCGCTGGCGTTTTTTCCCTGTCCCTGCCGGATAAACAGCAGCTTTCCGTCCTTGACGCAGGCCAGCGCACCGCACTGGCGGGCGACACGCATCAGAAAACTGGCGTCGGATTCGTTGGTCTGGTCGATGTGGTCGATTGCCATTCTCTCAACGTCGGCACCCAGCGCTAAATCCAGCTTGTGCCTGTCGGCAATCGCTTTGGTAATTTCACCAACCGTGGTTTTGTGCCACGACTTTTCGCGTTTGGTGTTAAGGGTCTGGCGAAAATCAGCACTTCGGGCGCGAAGCGTCAGCCGGTCGGGCGTGCCGCTGTGCTCAATCTCATCAACCGTATAGCTGCCCTTGCTGATAAGCGGCTCACCCTCCCAGCCCAGCGCCAGCTTAAGCACCACGCCACGGCGCGGCAGCTGCAGCAGGCCGTCGGCGTCGTCCAGCTCAATATCCAGCTGGTCAGCCTCAAAGCCCCGGTTATCGGTGAGTGTCAGGCTGATGAGTCGCTTTTGTATGGTCTGCGTGACGTCTGCGCCTGCCATCGTCAGCCGAAAGGCCGGGGCGCTGGACGCCCCTTTTAACCAGCCCTCTGCCTGCATCATCAGAAAAGCCCTCCCACTGCTGCTGTGACTTTACCGGCCACGCCTGCCGCCGCGCTTTTCATGGCATCCAACTGGCCGCTCAGGCTGCCGAACATCTCGCCCAGCGACTCGTCTGCACGCTTAAGCGTGAGCGTGAACTCAATACGCCTGCACGCGCCGTTACTGAAAAACTCGGCCTTTGTCTGGCTCAGGCTCTCAATCACAAACATGCCGTAAATGGTGCCGCTGCCCTCAATGAGCGGCCACGCGCGCCCCAGCTCCGCGATTTGCTCCAGCGCATAAAGCGATAATCTGCCACCGGTCAGCTCCGGCAGCAGCACGCCGGAAAGCGTCAGCGTGTCGGTGTCCGGCCCTGCAAACTGCAGCGACGGGCGAAAGCCCACGCGGTTGTTGGACGGAAACCGCCAGCTGCGTTGTAACTGCAGCTCCTGATAAGGCACCGTTTCCAGCATGAAAACGAACAGCCCCAGCGTCATCATCATTCGTCGTACCCTCCTCGATCACGATAAGAACTGCGCGCGCGGGCCTCAGCCTGCCGCTGTTCGGCCTTAAGCCTGCGCATCACCTTATCAACCAGATCCTCCTGGCTCTCTCCCGGCTGTTGCACGATGGTGAATGACGCGTTGATTTGTGGCGCGGCAACCGGCTGCGCTGTCTGGGCGCGCTGCGCTTTACTCTGGTATGCCTGCGCGGGCAGGCTCATCGGGTGCAGCGCGCGGGCTGCAGGTGCAGCGGCCATCCCCAGTACCAGCGCAGCCGATGCGGCCAGTGCGGCAGTGCGGCGACGGCTGGTAATGCGCGCCGGGCCGTTGACCAGCTCCGGCCCGTTCTCGCCCGCAATGCCGTACTGACCGGCGGGGATGTAGCCGCCATTGTCAAACAGTCCGGCAAAGCCCGTCGGGGATGCGGGGCTTAACGGATTGACCGGTGGCGCACCGCCCTTATCTGCCGATGGCTTCATGAATCCGGGCAGTAAATCCGTCATCGATGACAGTCTGGCCTTAAGCGCGTCCCATTTGGCCGTGATGCCCTCAAGCAGCGCGCTGATCATGTTGCTGCCCGCTTCTTTAAACCGCTCCGGCAGCGTGCTGGCCGAGTTAACCAGCTCATCCCACTTCTGCGACACGGCTGCCTTGATGCTTTGCCATGCCCCGGCGATGCCGTCGCGTATCGCGTCCCATCCTCTGCTGATGACTCCCTGCAGCGCGCCATCCGCGAACAGGGATTTAACCCACGTCCACGCACCGGCTATTTTGCCTTTGATGGCCTCCCACGCTGCCGAGGTGTTATCTGTCACCCGCTGCCATGTCGCTTTAAACATTGGGCCGAGGGTGTCCCAGTTACGCCAGATATAAATTGCCGCCATTGCGATAAGGCCCAATACGGCCAGAATCGGGTTGGCAAACATCAGGCGGCCCAGCCAGATAACGCCGCTGCCGACGATGCGCAACGCCTTGCCTATCATTCCGAATGCGCCCGCGCCCTTAAAGCCCAGCGTCGCCATGCTCAGCCTGATGACCGCCATCGGCCCGACAATGGCCGCAAAACCGATAGCCAGCGTCCCCAGACCGATGACGATGGCAGACACTGCAGCGCCGACTTTCACCAGCGCGCCAGCCAGCGCCTTGTTTTTCTCTATCCACTGCGCCGCCCCGTTGGTAACTTTTTTAATCAGCCCCATGATGTCCATAAGCGGCTGGCGCAGCGTGTCGCCCAGACCGCTCATCGCGTTATTAAGGCCAGTTTTGGACAGCAACCACTGCGCGGACAGGGAATCTTTGTTGATGACAGACTCTTTTTCCATTGAACCCCTGGCGGCGTCTCCCTGCGTCAGGGCCAGCTGTCGGCGCAGCTCCGGCAGGTTGTTGGCGAGTTTTGCCGCATCCTTGCCGAACTCCTTGCCGAATATCATCGTCAGGGCGCTAAGTCGCTTACTGCTCGGCAGTTTTTTGACCTTCTCCAGCACGCTGATGATGGTTCCCATCGCGTCCGTGGTCATCTGCTTTTCAATCTTTTTCGGGTCAAGCTTAAGCAGCGTCATGCCTTCCTGAAAGCGCTTGCCCTGCATGGTGGCAATCGACAGCTCGCGCACCATTGCGTTAGCCGAACTCGCCGCAATCTCAGAGGTAGCACCGAGTGAAAGGAAGGTTGAACCCAGCGCCGCCGCCTTCCGAAAGTCCAGCCGGTCGGCGTTGCCGCCCATGCGCTGCAGCACGTCGATAATGTCCGCGCCTTTTGACATGGCGTTATCGTCTAAATAGTTCAGCGCATCGCCCAGCTGCTCAATATTGCGGGTCGGTATCTTGTAAAGCTGGCTGATTTTACCCAGCCCCTCGGCCAGCTGGTCGGCGGGCAGCTCAAACGCCGTTGACGCCTTGGCCGCCGTGGTGGCAAAGGCCAGTAAGTCGCGCTTCTGGTCGGCGTAAGAATCATTCTGGTTGATGACGCCCATGCGTGCGCCACCCTCAACCAGCGCGGCATAGTCAACCGCGCCGTGCTCCATAGGCAGTTGCTCACTGGCGGCCTTGATGGCGGCCTGCATGTCGTAAAACTGCGCGGTGCGGTTGCCCTTGTCATCTCGCAGGCCGTTGACCTGCTTAGCCACGCCCTTCATGGCGTCTTCCATATCCGCCGACGCTTTGATAGCCGCCGCAAACGGTACGCCCATTGCCATGCCCGCCGCCGTGGCTGTCGCTCCTGCTCCGGCCACCCTGTCGCGGGCCTCCAGCGTTTTCCCGTAGCGCTCACGCACCGCGCGCATTTTGGCCTGCCGCTCGCCCAGCTTTTTAAGCTCACGCTGCTGGCGCTCAATGGCGTCACTCGCTGCGCTGGCGTCGGTTTTCAGTCGGCGCTGTGCCGCGCTCAGCTGTTTGGTGTCGATACCGGCGGCGGTCAGTGCACCGCGCTGCTGCTGTACCGAGCGCAGCAGGCCGTTGTAACTCTGCTGCAGGTCATTAACGCGGTTTTTTGCCTGCTCAAGCAAGCGGGACTGCTGCGCCGTGGGGCGGTTGGTGGCGGCAAACTGCGTCGCCAGCGCGGCGGCCTCCTGCCGGGCAGAGGCGAGATTTTTCTCAGTGATGGCAAGCTGCTGGCGCGTTTTGCGAAAGCCGTCAATGCGCCCGGCCTGATCGTTCAGGCTTTTCAGGCTGTCTTTGCTGGCTTTAAGGGCGGCGGACAGCTCTCTGGAGCCGTCGCGCGCACTGCGGAAAGGGCGGGTGATTTTGTCCACCGCCTTAAGCACCACCTGCAGGCGCAGGTCTCTGTCACTCATCGTCACCGACTCCGTTACGCAGGATCGCTTTGTGCCGCCACATCAGCACGTCCGCCAGTGACTCCGCGAACATGACCGGCGGCGGCCAGTGAAACACGGTGGCGATGTCTGCCACCAGATCGTCAACCGTCAGGCCGTCAGGAAACCCGACGTCGCCGACTTCGGTAACAAAAAAGTGACCACCTCCACCGACAGCGCCACCAGATCGGCGGGGTCCATTTCGTTGATTTCCTGTACAGTCAGCGCAGGCGTTGACACGCGCGGCAGTACGGCCATCACCGCGTTGACGTCCATTTCCATTAACGCCTGCAGGCGCACGCCGCGCAGCGCGCCGGACTGCGGTTTGCGCAGAACAATGGTTTTGATTTCTGTTTTACCGCGCTTGATTGGGGTGTCCAGGGTGACGGTTTTTTCGCTGATGATTTCGCTCATGTTTTTAATCCACTGAATAAAATTGATAAAAGCAGCAGGCCAGCGCCTGCCGCCGTGATTACAGGCCCAGCGCGCTGCGGTGCGCTTCCATCATGTCTTTGCCGTCCACGATGTGAACCATATTGACCAGATCCACCTCAAACAGCACCTCGCCATTAATGGTCAGCTTGGCGTAGCTGTTGGTCGCGGAAACCTTCGTCGTGTTGGCGTCGCCGGTTTTCCACTCGCCGGAATCCAGCTCCTTGTAGCGTCCGCGCGTGACCAGCTCCACCGCCTGCACCTCGCCGGTGTCGTCGCGCTGGATGGAACCGGTAAAGCGCAACTGCACCGCGTCTACGGTTTCCGCGCCCAGTTGCTTAAACAGCAGCGCCTCAGTGCCGCCGACGGTAAATTCCGTGTCCAGCGCGCCATCGTCCAGGCCCATATCAATATCGACGGCACCGGCCATGCCGCCGCCGCGATACTTCTCAAACTTGCGGGTCAGCTTTGGCAGCGTCAGGGACTCAACCAGCCCCTGCCAGTTGTTGCCTGCGTTGAACAGGTTCAGGTGTTTTAACTTACGGGGTAAGGCCATGTGTTCAGCTCCTTATGCTTTAACGCTGGCGGCGAAGTTGACCAGGTACTGGTCAGTGATGCGCTGGCGCAGCATCAGGTTTTCCAGCGGCGGCACCGGCGTGTAGTCGTAGTCGATAAACAGCTGCCCGGCCTTGAGCGTTTCTTTGGTGTTGACCGACTCATCCAGCCAGCAACTTGCGCCGATGAGATAGCCCTGATTCACCAGGCTGCGCAGCTTCGCGTTAATGCCTTCAATGATGTCGCGGGCAAGCGACGGATTGAGCGGCCCGTCAACGGCCCACATCTGCGCCTCGGCCATCGTGTCGGCCAGTACCTGCGCCGTGCGGGTGTAGGTTTCAAACTGAAAGAGCGGATCATCGCTCAGGCAACGCGAACCCCAGAATCGGAAGCCGTCTTTACGGATCAGCGTCGTGACGTCGTTCTGGTTCAGCAGGCCCGCATCGGTTGCCGGGTCCTGCAAATCCCACGACACATCTTTTGAAATGCCAGTGACGCCATTCACGCCGACATTGGACAGGGACTTGTGCCAGCCGGTCGTTTCGTCAATTCTGGCGCGCAGGCCGAGCGCGCGGGCGGTGGCATACGCCGCCGCATCGGCTTTCAGCACGGTGTCAAAGCTGATGAAATCAGGCCAGATGAGCATCCCTTCGCGCTGGCTGAAATTAGCGCGGTAGGCGATGACCTCAGACACGGTTTTGCAGCCGTAAGCCGCAATATACGCAAAGGCTTTCAGGTTCTGCGCCACGCTCAGCAGCGCGGTGGCGACTGCTTTGGTGTCATGCCCCGGCACGCCGAGAATGCGCGGTTTTACGCCACAAACGGTCTGCGCAGCCAGCAGGGCCTGCATACCGGTGCGCATCCCGTCATCTGTCACGCCGCCGATGATGTTGGCGGAGGTTTCCGCCTCAGTTGCGCCCTGCGCCACGCGCACCACCACAACCAGCGGTTTAGCCTGGTCGGCGATGGCGTCAAGTGATGCGGCGAGCGTGCCGGTTGTGCCCGCCTTGCCGCTGGCGGTGAGAATGTCGGTGAGTAAAACGGGACGGTTCAGCGGGAACGTTGCCGCGTCGGCGTCGTCGCCGGTGCAGACCATCCCGATAATGGCCGTGCTGACGGTTGTGATGGTTCGGGTGCCTTCGTTAACTTCAATAACGCGCACGCCGTGATGATAGTCCTGTGCCATGTAACGGATCTCCGGTTAAGGGGTTCCGCTATGGTGTAAGGGATGGGGCGCGGGCGCACCCTGCGGCCATTGTCTGGCGAATGACACAAAGGAAAAAGGCCCGAAACGGGCCTCTGATTATGACGCGGGCTTTTCCGGCCAGCTGATGTCCGGCGCGCTGGCTGTGTCGGTAGCCTGTATCTGCTGATAATACTTCATCCAGGCTGTCAGTGAGGCTTTGTCGGCGTCCGTGATAATATCCAGCATCAGTTGTGTCTGCCACGGGCCGGTAAACGTGTTGGCTTCGGTCAGCAATACCCGCTTCTGCTTTTCCGCATCGGCCACATCACCATTATGTTTTGCATCAGTATCCGTCACCCACTTCTGCCCGTCCCACTTATCGTATTTTGTGCCGGGCCTGAGCGGTGTTGTGCCTGCCGGATAATCGCCCAGCAGGGTGATCGTGGAGGCGCCCTGGTCTCTGGTCGAATACACCGTTTCGCCGCGATGGTCAGGCACGACACTCCATTTGCCCTGACTTAATACTGCCACCTGGCCTTTCTTCGTTGCGGGCGGCGGGGTAGTGGTAGACTGCGCGGCCACGCCGGTGCCAATGGCTACCCACTGATCAACCGGTCCGATAAGCTCCCCGGCCTCTCCACAGTTAAATGATTTAACCCAGCCAGACTCCGGCGCAAACCCCTCGTCATTAAGCTGAATGTACTGTTTTTCATCCGCCATCAGAAGCCCCTCATGATGTAGTTGAATGCTACGTTGCGCGGGCGGGTTTCATTTCCGCCTGTGCTGCCGGTTGTGATTAACGTATCGTAAGATGAGTTATCACCGCCTGATGGCGTCCAGTACTGCTGACCAAAGCCTCCGTTCATCTGGAGATCGTGAGTGTGAGCGCGGAACGCATCAGCCTGAAAGCTCAGCAGAACACGGTCAGTGTCTGCCTTCCTGTCATCGTCCCAGCCGCGAATAAACTCGCCGCGCAGATCGGGGATGATGAGATTTGTGTAAATTTTTGCCAGCTTCGGATACTGCTGTGCGGTAAACGTCTGGCCGCGACACTGCACCCAGCCCACGGGAGGGGTTGCCAGCGGATAAGGAACGGGAACACCCACAGGCAAAATGGTGCCGTCCAGCCCGTCACCGGTCCCCCCGTTGGCAGTGGTGAGCGGCAGCGGCCGGTTACTGACGTCATCCCATACGCCCCAGGTGCCGTCACTGTTAACGTACAGGTGGACTTTCCTGCGGTCGTCAGTGGCATAAAGGTTGCTGCCGGTGCCGGTGTACTCAATTCGCCCGTCTGTTCGAAGATACTGCTTATGCGGATCCCTGTCGTTCAGGTGCTCTTTCATACCCTTGTCGCTGTAGGCTTTTACCTCTACCACCGCGTTGTCAACATACTGGCGCGTCGCCAGAACCACCGACGGATCAATCTTAAGCGTAATGGCGTCAGTGCTGTTCACGATCAGGATCATGCGCACGGTCTGCGTGCGCCCGCTGCCCTCCTGCAGCGCGGGCTTGTAGGTTTCCGGCGTGTTGCAGACCGCAATCAGCGTGCCGTCAGCGTCAAACAGGCCCATTTCCCTGATCCAGAAACCGCCCTCGGTTTCAGGGATGACCTGTTCGGCAATCACCTGGCTGGCGTTAGCAGGATCGATACTCAGCGTGTTAATGGCCGCGCGTCGCTTTTCGCTAATCAGCGCTGTCTGGCTGGCGTTGGGTGTCGGCAGCGTGCCGCCCCCGTCGCCCACGGCCATCTGCGTGATGCTCAGTTTAGTACCGAGCGCGGCGGCGTTGGCAATCTTCGCCGCGCCGAGGTTGGTCACTATGGCGTAATATTTCTGGCTCATGGTCTGATTTCCATCATGTCAGTAACGTGAACCGCCGCGCCGCTGTAAAGCTGGCCCGCGACGGAAATATTTTCGGGGGTGTAGGGGTAGACGGTCATCGCGTCGCCGTCGTAGCTGCCCGCCGCAATGCGGGTTTCGCCCGTGACCTGCAGGTTTATCGACATACCCAGCAGATGACGGCTGCAGGGCTTGGCGTCGCTGATAAGCCGCTCAAGCTCCAGATAGGTCTGCTCAGTAATGCCCTGGTCCTGCACACCAATATCCAGGCGAAACGTGCCGGGCGCTTCGCCGGTTTTCCACCACTCCAGCACGCGGATAAGAAATCCGAACGGCTCCACCACACGCCGCACGGCGCTGATGGTGCCCTTATGCTGATGGATGTAAAACGCATCCATCACGACGCGCCGCTTGACACTTTCCGCCCAGGCTTCGTCCCAGCGATCAACCGAGAATGCCCAGGCAAGATAAGGCAGAAACCACACGGGACAGGTGGCAGGGTTCCACAGGTCGCGCAGCGGAATGTCCAGCCCGCTGATGCCGCTGCACGCCTGCGCAAGCCTGCGCTCAAGCGCCGAGGACGCGGGCGGTAACAGGTTCTGACTCATCATTTGCCCCCGTTATCGCTGGCAACCGTAACGGACACCGCCGTGCAGTTGCCCGCCTGCGTCCGGTTCAGAATGATGTCCTGCGCCGGTTCGGTGATTTCCACCCAGTCCACGCCCGCCACGCGCAGCACCGCCCCGTAAGACTCGCGGCGCACGCTGCGGCCCAGCTTTTTCTGGTCGGTCAGGTAAGAGGCCATTGCGGCCTGCGCCGCCTCCAGACACGGGGCGGCGGCCACGCCGTCAAACAGGTGCAGCGTGGCTTTCACCTGATAATCAAATATCGTTGCGGCCTGCACGGTCACGCGGTCAGCCACCGGGCGCACGGTTTCAGCGTTTAACGCGGTGTTCACTGCATTCAGTAAATCGTCTGTTGCTGCGCCGCTGTTGTCCCGGCTCAGCACGGTTATCAGCACTTCCGCCGGCGCCGGACTCGTTGCCGATACGTCGGATACGCGCCCGTCCGCGCTTTTGGCGTAATACTCATACGCCGCCGTCGGACCGGCCACGCTCAGCCCCTCAAACGCCCCCGGCACGCGCAGGCGTAAATCGTCGTCAGACTCCATGACTGCGGCAACCGGCGGCACGGCGTCAGGATTGGCCGGGGTGATGGTCAGGCGCTTGACGTTGTTGTTAGCCGCCAGCTGATCCAGATCGGTGCCGAGCGCATAGGCCACCATGACCGCCTGCGCGGCCTCGTTGATACGCTGGCGTAAAAGGATTTCACGGTAGACGTTTTCCTGCAGGCACTTGACCAGCGGATCGGATTCCAGCGCCAGCACGCTGCGCATGGCGTCCTGCTCGTCAGCCGGATACAGCGCAATCAGGTTTTCTTTACGTTCGGCCAGCAGCGTTTCAAAGTCCGGCACCTCAATGACTTCCGGCGCGGGAAGCTGCGATAAGTCAATCACTGCCACGGTTTACCCCCGTTGGTATGGTCATTGCCAGCGGCGAGCCGTCGGCACGCTGTGCGTTAATCTCAACGGCCATCGAACCGTCATAGGCCGTTGTGAAATTCACTGAAATCAGCCGAATGCGCGGCTCCCAGCGGCTCAGGGCGGTATAGGTTGCCGCCATGACCTGCATACGGGTGACGCCACTCTGCGGCTGATCGATGAGCGCGGAGAGCATGGAGCCGTATTCACGGCGCGCCAGGCGGCTGCCCTCCGGGGTCAAAAGAATGTCGCTGACGCTCTGGCGAATGTGATCGATATCGGTAATCGCTTTGCCGGTGTCGCGGTTCATGCCGAGATACATCACGCCGGGCCTCCTGATGTGTCAGTGCCAAACTTAACGCCGCCGTGTTTATGGGTATGCACCACGACGCCGTTAGAACTCATATCACCGCCGCGCTGTGTGACTGCGCCGTTAATAGACGTTTCACTGCTGAGGGTTGTCTTGCTGGCCTCAACGCCGAAAGCCTCAGTCAGCAGCTGAATGCCGTCCGCCGCTTCTATACGCAGGCTTTTGATGTTCTTTATCAGCAGCTGGCCGGTTGCCGGTTCGTACTGAAAAAAACCGCCGTCGCTAAACTGCGTGGTGCTGCCGTTCTCTGAATAATCCGGCGGCGGGAATGCATCGGAATAAATCGCGGGCAGCGCAAAGGCGGTTTCGAGGTTGCCGCCCAGGCTCAGCAACATGACCTGTTCGCCAACGGTGGGCTGCCACCATGTGCGCGTATTACCGGCGCGCAGGGTGAGCCAGTTAATCCAGTTGGTTTCGAGATCGCCCGTTTTCACCCGGCACAGCCAGTTAACCGGATCGACGTCGGACACGGTGCCGGTGCGGATCAGGTTGGTGATAAGGCGCATGATTTCGGTAAGTTTTTCGTTCATAGTGTGAGAGTGCACGACAGCTAGCCTCGGTAAAACGAAACACCTTGGTGTAGTGCTTCACACAATAAGTGTTTTGCATCCGAATCAAATTTTTTAAGAGTGCAACGGACAAGGACTGTATATGATTCTTTATAAATATGTGGATTCTAAAACAGCAGATTTAATAATTGAAAATTCCACATTGAAATTTTCTCAAGCATCTTCATTCAATGATCCTTTCGAACTCATAAGTCTGCACCATGGTGAAGCGCCTTATACTAGCGACCAATTAATCAGGCGTTCCGCCGCATCAACTGTCTACGGTATTTTGTCACTCACACGAAACCCTCTTAATCCTCTTATGTGGTCGCACTATGGCAAAGGGAAGTACAGAAAATCTAAAAACGGAATTAGAGCAGACAGGGGTAATGGCTCTCATGCTGGCTTTGTATTTGGCATTGATATTGATGAGGCTGGGTTTAACTCAAACAACTCAAATGTAATCCCTGCCAAATATGGGAATGTCATTTACACGACAACAAAACCTAAACACCGCTTCGAACATTCAGAAAATCACATGGTCTACGAAGGCTTAATCTTTAAATACGAACCCGAGTTACTCGAAGCTTTGCAGCGAACTTTCCTCTATAAATCCTCTCACTGGTCATATGAAGAAGAGGTTCGGATTGTTAGGAATATCGACAGGGGGTATAACAGAAGCGAGATCCACCCCATAAATAGCTCAGCTTTTAAAGAGCTATATATTGGCGTTAGAAACGCCTACAACAAGGAATACCTAATGAAAATAAGAAGAAAAGTGAAAAATAAACTTCCTCTCTGTAATATATTTGTTTGTTGGTATGACAAGGAAGATTGGCTATTCAATAAGGTGCCTATTGATAAGGCTATAAACATTTTGAAAGAACAATAATTTCAGCTTATTGACAGCCAGCGAAATAAAATGTCTTTCACCTTTACTTCGGTTTCCCCGTTTATACCCAGCAGCGGGCGCTCAGCGTATTTCACCTTAATGCCGCGCTTGCTAACCTGGTCACGCAGGCCGTAATGGTGTACACGGGCGAGCCGCTGCACGGCAGGAATGAAAACCACCTCGGCACTGTCGCCGGTTGCCTTCGTCTTGAGGTATTTTGCGGTTTTCAGTTTCACAAACATCTTGCGCTTGATACGCCCGGGCTTTGTCCTGGCCGATATGCGTCGCGGCTCCCACGCGCTGCCGTCGGGCGCGCGCTGCGCCGTCATGTTGCCCTGCTGAATCCGACGCACGTCGCGCGCCACCTCGCGCAGCATCTTTTTGCGCTCAGCCGGTTCCAGCTTTGCCAGCAGCGCATCCAGCCAGGCGTCAACCTCGTGCAGATTATCCACGGCGCACCGTCCAGATGTCGTCCGAGTCAAAAGGGTTTCCCGGCTCCGGCAAGGCCCTGACCTCTGTCACGCCGTTGACTTCCTCAGCAATAACCCTCTCTGTCAGTTTCAGGTTAATGCTGATGTCACACGCACCGTTGCCGAGAATGTCCACTTCAAACGTACATAGCTGGTCACGCTCATTGGGGTTCTGCAGCGCATCGGGCTGGTTGGTGCGCAGCCAGTACATCACCGCCGCCATCAGCAGGTTTTGATCGCCGGTAAAGTCCGTAATCACCACATTAAGCGTGTAGCGGTATTCCCATGACAGTGACGCGGCGGCAGTCCCGACTGATGCCCCTTTGTCTACGAACAGGTGAAACCTGTCAGGGTTCTGCTGCAGGTAAGGGATGGCGCTGTTAAGGGTTTCGCGTAAGGACTGCGGCTTGTTCATCGTCTTTTTCCTGGCAGGTTACTATGGTGTCCACCTTGTCGGCGCAGGCCGCCCAGGCGGTTTCTGTTTCGTCCAGCAGGGCCAGCAAATCGCCGTTAGTGCGCGCCGCCGACGGCCCCAGCTGGCAGCGGGTTATTCTGGGACAGCCACTGACGGTAAGATTCACCTCCGGTGATGGCCGGTCGCTGGCGCAGCCGGACAGCAGCATCAGGCAGAGGGGTATCAGACCAGCGGCGAAATGCGTCATTTTCACGTTTCAGATCCTCAATCTGGCGCTGCCGCTGGCGCAGCAGTGCGTTGTTTTTCTCAGCCGCCGCATACAGCTGCGTCTGCGCAAGGTTGCTGCTCTGCGCCAGGATGTTGACCGCCATCAGCTGGCTGTTTTTCTGGCTCAGTTTTTTGTCCTTTGCGGCCAGCTCTGCCACCTGCGTGCCGATAGTCCTGTTTGCGCGGTGCAGCTGCCACGACAGCAGCCCGGCAGTCACCAGCAGCACGACAAAGCAGGTCACTGCAACGGCGCGCATCATGCTGCCGCCCCTTTCAGACACCAGCTCAGCTCGCGCCCGCGCCTGTTATCCAGCCCCTGATTAAACACGCCTTTCACGTACACCCATCGCGGCAGCTGATAACAGGCATCGCGCCACCGGCTGGCCCTGATGAGTTTCACCATCGTTGATGCGCACACGTTGCCGGTGCCGACGTTAAACGCCAGCGACACCAGCGCGTCATAAACCTGCTGCGGCATGGAAACCGCCACGCAGCGCGCCAGTGCCGCCTCAACGCGTAACACATTGATGATGAACGTCCCGGCAGCCTGCCGCTCGGTAATGGTTTTGCCAGGCACAACGCCCCGCGTGTTGCCGATCCCGTCAGTCCACACGCCCGCATCGCACAGATATGGCTTAAGGCGACAGCCCTCGTAATCGGCAATCAGTTTCAGCCCCTCAACCGAGGTATGCAGCTGCTGAAAGCCCGGCAGTGTGGCGGCGATGGCCAGTACCGCACCCACAGCGCAGCGTTTAACGGTTTGCAGATTCATAGTCCTCCCGTGTAATGCGCCCGCTTGCCAGTAACTGGTAGGTTTTGTGCTTGTAGTACCAGCTGATTAGCGCCATGCCGATGCCGATAATCAGCCCGGCCCACGTTGAAACGTCTTTAACCGATAAGTCGCCCAGCCAGGCCATAAACACGGCCATCGACCAGGTGATAAACGTGCTGATTCTTTCCCACATGATTCAGTCCCATAGCTGCACGGTCTGCGCCGTGGCTGCGGGCGCAACGTCCGGCAGCTCGACCTCTAAACCGTGGGGTAAGGTGGGGCCGTATTCCGCCAGCCCCGGATTGGCCTGTAGCACCAGCTCAGACAGCCCCTGCGTGCGCCCGTAGTGACGCCAGCAAAGTGCGTCTACCGTGTCATACTGCTGCGCACGCACTTTCATCAGATAAGCTCGACGGTAATATGCGGCAGATCCTGCACGCGGCTGATGGCCCAGCGCGCATCGCGCCATAAATCGCCGCTGGCATCCTCCAGCGTCTCGCCGCGCTTCGCGCCGGAGGCGGTGGCGTCAAAGTCGCTGTATCGCTCGTTGAGTACCGCGCGCGTCCAGCACCAGACGGCATTTTCGTAGTGGTGCAGGCGCACGCTCTTTCCGGCCAGTTGCTCAGCCGGTACGTCGGCCAGCCCGTTGTAGCCGTCCATTTCCTTCCGCTCCCGCCACGGGTACAGCTCGGCGTTCACCTCTGACATGGCGGTCAGCACCACCTGCTTAAGCCGCTCCGGCGTCACGGTGCCGTCAACGCGCATTGCGCTGCGAAACTTAGACAAATCCAGATCCGGCCAGAATGAATTGTTCGGGATAATGACCGGCGCAACCGGCGACTGCTCTGGCGCTGTAAACTGCATCCTTACTACTCCTGAATAGGTGGGCGGTGGACGGGGTTTTGATGCGGCGCTGCCTGTCGCCACCCCGTGCCGCCCCGCGCGTGGGCACGTTCGGTTATCAGCTGTCTTTGCGGAGTTTCCGCTCCAGCTGCTCAATGTCTTTTTTCACCCCGCATCTTTCGTCCAGCTGCAGGGCGTGCTTAAGGTGATTCAGTGCGGATGCCGGGTTGCTTTCGGTCTGCACCCAGCCAATGGATTTATGCAGGCGCGCACGCGACTGATCCGGCATGTCTTCCCCGTCCACCGCATCCAGCGTCTGCAGCAGCAGGTCAACGTCAAACGGCGTTCCGGCCAGCATGGCGGCCTTGGCGGCGTCGGCCATTTCCTCAGTCAGCACCGTCGCCGTGTTGCGCTTGCCGACCGGCATCACCCAGCCGTGTTTAAGCGCATGGCGGCCAATGGTCAGCGCTCCGGCATAATCACCGGCATCGATACGCCACAGCATGACGTACATGATCACGTCGTCCTGCTGCGCCCCGTCGGCGCTCAGCACGCCCTCTGCCCAGGCGGCATATTTCGGCAGCACCTCAACCTTAATCTGCGCCTTGGTGACAGTGGACTGAATGCCCTTGAGGCGGCGGCGGTCTTCGTTAAGCTGCAGCAGCATCAGGTCATAGCCTTTCGCATGGCGGCCATTGCCGCCCGTGCGGGCGGCCTCCTGTCCCTGAATGAAGCGCGTGTGTGCGCGGAAAGGATTGGTCACGGGTTACGCTCCTGCGTTGCCGGTGCCTGATTCAGGCCTGCGCCTGCGCCGTACCCGATTCGCTCATGGCCTTGACCACGCTTGCCGCAACGGAGGCAATGCGTGCGATTTCGGCGTCGCTCATCTGGCCCGCTTCCGGCTCCGGTTCCTGCTCCAGCATTTCGATGTTTTCAATCAGGCAGGTGCAGTCGTAGTCCTCGACCACATACGCCTCGTTGACCGACTCAAGGTTTTCAACGCGATCCCGTTTCGGGTTGTCGATGATGGCGCGGCGGCGGGTGTCGTCCTGGACATAAATGGACAGGTTATCAAGGCGCGTAATCAGCATCGCATCTGCCGGGAAGAACGGCGCTCGCACCGCAGGCAGGCCGCCGATGCGCTTCTGGCTGATAATCAAATCAGCGGCCAGCGCTTCGGTGTTGGGCTGGTCTTTGTTGACGATCGGGAAATACTTGTCGGCCAGCAGTTGGCGGCCGCAGATCACAACCAGCTCGGTATCATCCTGATACTGCACGGCGATTTTTTCGGTAACGGCCCCCATCACCACGGCATCCAGATTGCGGAACAGGCCCTTTTTACCAATGGTGATTTTATCGGCGATAACTTTTCCGCTGCTGTCGATATGCTGACCGACCACCTGTGACGGTTTCTCCTGGCGGATTTTTTCCAGCCAGCCGATGTTGACGTCCTGCAGCAGCGGGTTCTGGACGCGGTTAGAGGTTTTCTCACGCTTGAGGCCGTTAAAACCGATCATGATGCGGTCAAGCGCCTGGCGTTTCACAATCATGTCGCGGATGCGCACCTGAAAGTCGGCAAACTTCGCCCACATGTCCAGCTTCTGATAAGGCAGCGCCGTGTCAAAGTTGGTCTGCGTGCACTTATAGCCTTCGCCGTCGATATAGGTCGGATCGGTAGGCTCGCGCTCTTTCTGCGTGGTGTCGGTTGTACCCGCAATCGTGCTGCCGATACCCAGCCCCAGACGTTCGCCGCTCTGCTCAGACACCGGCACAATGTTGATGCGCGTCAGAAACTCTGATGACTCCTGAATTTTGGTTTCCAGCGTCTGCGCAACGGACGGCTCAACGGTAAATTTGCTGTTGAGGGCCGACAGGTTGATTTTGTTGATTTCCGCCAGTACCGACATGTAGGCGTTTAACTTAAAACGGGTGCTGTTTTTCATCGTTTCGTTTTCTCTGTTCGTTAATGGGGTTTGCCGCAACTGCATCAGCAGTCGGTGCGCACGTCCTGGCTGCTGCCGTTGCCGTTACCGGGCGTACGCGGGCGGAAGTCCTGGCGCCCGTCTTCGCGGCTCAGTTGTGCCTGCAGCTGGCTGAAATCCGCCTGCAGCTGTTCACGGGCTGCAGCTTCTGCGCTCAGCTGCACCTGCAGGCTGCTGGCCTGCTCGCTCAGGGCGGTTTCGATGCGCTGGCTGAATGCCTGCTGCTCGGTGGCGACCAGCTCGACGGCCCTGTGAACGTCGCTGAAACGTGCGTCATCAGACTTCTGTTTGTTGCTGAAAAGCGCGGACACGCGGCTGAAAAGAGACGGTTTTTCGTCGGCCACATCCTCAAACTCAATCACGGTTTCGGTGGCGGCGGTAAACAGGTTGTCAGGATGCTGCTTGCGGTTTGCCAGCGGATTAGCGCCTGCGCTGGCGCTGAACTGCAGCATTTCGGTGCCGAGGCTGGCCGGATCGTCGGTCACGGCGAGGCCAATCAGATACGCCTCGCCGGTGTCGGCAAACTCCGGGCGAATCTCCATTGAGGTGAAAAGCTTCTGCATGTTGCCGGTCATCGTGACCAGCTCATCCGTCGGGTTAATCACCGCGTACAGGCCCAGCTTGCCTTTCAGCAGGCCGTCGCTGATTTCTTCGGTATCCAGCGCATCGACCACACCGAAACGACGAAACGCGCTGTCAGGCGTGTAACCCTTGATGTGCTCCATGTTGATCACGGCGGTGTAGACAGCCGGATCGTAATTGGCCGCCATCTGCTCCAGCCAGCTGCGTTCGATGGTGCGCCCGTCCGTGGTGGCACCTTCCACCCCGATGCGGAAACGCTTTGCTTTCTTTGCCATTGTCCAGGCTCCGGTTAGATAAAACTCTGTGAGTCCCTATGTTTGCGGCGACGGGGGGCCTGAAACAACGCGGCGACGTTGTACCGTAATTCACACAATCACGGGCGGCGGAAAAGGAAACGGGCGGGCCGTATTTTGGGGCCATGACAACGACAATTGCCCCCGCAGACCTCGATCCCCGCAGACAGGCTTTGCTGCTGTACTTTCAGGGATACCGCATCGCCCGCATTGCTGAAATGCTGGGAGAGAAACCCGCAACCGTTCACAGCTGGAAAAAGCGCGACAGGTGGGGCGACTACGGCCCGCTTGACCAGATGCAGCTCACCACCGCCGCGCGCTACTGTCAGCTGGTCATGAAAGAGGTGAAGGAAGGAAAGGACTACAAAGAAATTGACCTGCTGGCCCGGCAGTCAGAGCGCCATGCGCGCATCGGGAAATTTAACAACGGCGGCAATGAGGCGGATTTAAACCCCAATGTCGAAAACCGCAACAGAGGCCCGCGCAAACCGCCTGAAAAAAACGTATTCAGCGACGCGCAGATCGAAAAGCTGCAGGATATCTTTCACAGCACGATGTTCGGCTACCAGCGCCAGTGGTGGGAAGCGGGCAATAAATACGCCGTCCGCAACCTGCTGAAATCGCGCCAGATCGGGGCGACATTCTTTTTTGCCCGTGAGGCGCTGATCGATGCGCTCACCACCGGGCGCAACCAGATTTTTCTGTCGGCCAGTAAGGCGCAGGCGCACGTGTTCAAGCAGTACATCGTGGAGTTTGCCCGCGAGGCCGACGTAGACCTGAAAGGCGACCCGATGACGCTGGCTAACGGTGCGTGCCTGTACTTCCTCGGCACCAACGCCCGCACGGCGCAGAGTTATCACGGCAACCTGTACCTTGACGAATATTTCTGGATACCGAAATTTCAGGAACTGCAGAAAGTCGCCTCGGGCATGGCGCTGCACAAGAAATGGCGGGAAACCTACTTTTCCACGCCGTCCAGCCTCACGCACAGCGCCTATCCGTTCTGGTCAGGCGCGCAGTTTAACAAGGGCCGCACCAAAGCCGACCGCGTTGATATTGATTTAAGCCACGCGTCGCTCGCTGCCGGACGCCTGTGTGCCGACGGCCAGTTTCGCCAGATAGTCACCGTTGAGGATGCGGTACGCGGCGGATGTGACCTGTTCGACCTGGAGCAGCTGCGCACGCGCTACAGCCCGGAAGACTATCAAAACCTGCTGATGTGCGTGTTTATGGATGACCTCGCCTCGGTGTTCCAGCTTGCCATGCTGCAGAAATGCATGGTGGACAGCTGGGAAGTGTGGGACGACTTCGAAGCGCTGGCGCTGCGCCCGTTCGGCTGGAAGGAGGTGTGGATTGGTTACGACCCGGCAAAAGGCACGCAGAACGGCGACAGCGCAGGCTGCGTGGTGATTGCCCCGCCTGCCGTGCCGGGCGGTAAGTTCCGCATCCTTGAGCGGCACCAGTGGCGCGGTATGGATTTCCGCGCACAGGCCGCCGCCATTAAAACCCTTACGCAGCAGTACAACGTCACCTACATCGGCATCGACTCGACCGGCGTCGGCCTCGGCGTCTATGAGAACGTGAAAGCCTTTTTCCCGCAGGTGAAAGAGTTTGTTTACAACCCGTCGGTGAAAAATGCCCTGGTCTTAAAAGCCTACGACACGATTGCCACCGGGCGGCTGGAGTTTGACGCCAGCCACCTGGATATCGCGCAGTCATTTATGTCCATCCGTAAGGCCACCACGGCCAGCGGCAACCGTCCGACCTATGAAACCAGCCGCAGCGAGGAAGTCAGCCACGGCGATCTGGCCTGGGCGACCATGCACGCGCTGGCAAACGAGCCACTGCAGGGACAGGCGGCACACACGCAAAATATTGTGGAGATGTATTAATGAGCAAACGCAGGAACCGCACGCGCACGCAGCCCGTGCAGCAGCCGGAACAGATGACCAGCTCAGCCGCTTCCGAGGCGTTTACGTTTGGCGACCCGATCCCGGTACTCGACCGGCGCGAACTGCTGGACTACGTGGAGTGCGTCATCAATGACCGCTGGTATGAGCCGCCGGTAAGCGTTGACGGGCTGGCGCGCACGTTCCGCGCCGCAGTACATCACAGCTCACCTATCAGCGTGAAATGCAACATTCTGGCGAGTACCTTTATCCCGCATCCGCTTTTGAGCCAGCAGGCTTTCACGCGCTTTGCGATGGATTACCTGGTGTTTGCCAACGCGTATCTGGAGAAGCGGACCAGCCGCCTCGGCACCACGCTGAAACTGGAGCCTTCGCTCGCCAAATACACACGACGCGGGCTTGACCTCGACACCTACTGGTATGCGCACTACGGCCTTAACTCGGAACCGTATGAGTTTACGAAAGGCAGCGTGTTCCACCTGATGGAGCCGGACATCAATCAGGAAATCTACGGCGTACCGGGCTACCTGTCGGCCATCCCGTCCGCGCTGCTGAATGAATCCGCCACGTTGTTCCGCCGCAAGTATTACATTAACGGCAGTCATGCGGGCTTTATCATGTATATGACTGACCCGGCGCAGAGCCAGCAGGATGTTGATAACATCCGCAGCGCAATGAAAAGCGCAAAGGGCCCTGGCAACTTCCGTAACCTGTTTATGTACAGTCCGAACGGGAAAAAAGACGGCATTCAGATCATCCCGCTGTCAGAGGTGGCGGCCAAAGATGAGTTTCTGAACATCAAAAACGTGTCGCGCGATGACATGCTGGCCGTGCATCGCGTGCCGCCTCAGTTAATGGGTATTATCCCCAACAACACCGGCGGGTTTGGTGACATTGAAAAGGCCAGCCGCGTGTTTGTGCGAAACGAACTTATCCCGCTGCAGGCACGCATGAAAGAGTTAAATGAATGGCTCGGCCAGGAGGTCATCAGGTTTGCGCCTTACAACCTCGATCTGGAAGATGGCAACTGATATACGGTAAAGACAAAGCGCCTGCGGGCGCTTTTTTTATTTATCGACCCACTGACCGGCGCGGGCTGAATCAATCAACAGCTGAATGGTCAGCGGCTTTTCCGCCTTGCCGTTATCTGCCGGAAAATAACGCCCAAAGTTTATTTCTTTCGGATTAATCGAAAATCGATCTGTGAAAGTTTCCAGCAGCTCGGCGGCGTCTTCGGGCGCCATCCTGAAATCTTTATTCAGATCGGTAGTGTGTGTCAGGGGGAAACGCTTGCGCAGCCAAAACCAGTGACCGTTATATTCTTCAACAAGTGCGAATACAGCTTTTTCAGTATCATCAATCACCATATTCTATCCTCCGCACGGGCTATCGTGTTGTAACGGTTCACAGACTTCCATCCTATGATTGCGACGTCTGACGCCACTATAGCCCAGCCAATAACTGGCACTGTCCTGCCAACAAACGTGCCTAGCTTTTTTGTCATTATAATTTTCATCTTAAACGGATTCCCAACTATGGTTGGAAGCGGGAAAGGCAGCCTGTATTTTTGCAGCAGCCTGCGCGACTGAACAGAAGCCCATGAAGTGCCAGGCGTGGCGTTTGCAAGTTTGCCGGATACTGCGATGTTATTACGCCCGGCGTAAATCGCAGCTGCTGCCATAACATTACCTGTCGCAGCTGTCGCCCCCGTGAAATGCTCGGCAGTCACATCAACCATAATCCAGAAAAAAAGCTCACCGGCATTGAGATTTGAAAGGCCGCCGTAAAAATAGGTTCCGTTAAGCTGTTCGGTTGTATCCATTACCACACCTCGCAGTAAAAAGCGTGATTAAACTTTAACCGCAACGAATTTGAATTTCCAGCACCCTGTCATTGCGCCTGTAACGCCTCCTGCCACGCCCAACCCTTCATTTGTAACGTGTGACATATCAACCCCGAACGCACGGCAGCGGGCCGGAAATCGGGCCGCATTGCCATGTCCTAACCGTCGTGGCGCGCGCTCGTAGCCCCGCCACGCCTGCGCGCTTTATGTAGTGGTTTTCATGCACCTGCATGACATACAAAACAGGCCGCCAGTATTGGCGGGCTAGAGGTCAAACGATCCTTTTGGGATCATGCGGATTCATGCAGCATAGGCATGCACTCACGCGCTGACAGTCAGAACAGGGGAAAGGTATCACCGGATTCGATAACTTTGGGCTTTGGCGGCGGTGTGCGTGCGTACCTGATCAGGTGTTCCCAGCCATCCCAAAATTTTGTTGGGTGTGGCAGCGTGAATACAAAAATGCCGTCAAATGTCTGCCCCAACCAGTAACCGCCGCCGCTTTCTTTGGCGCGCTGAAAGAAAATAAACTCACCTTCTTTGTAATTCTCAAGCGTCTGGCCGTGGCGAACAATCCGGTAAAAGCTATCTTTTCCACCCATTTACTAACGCCTCGCTATGCTCGTTGTTCAACCTCGCCAACGAAAAAAACAAGTTTTTTACGTCAGCGCGGTTTCAATGTTGCCAACTGTCGTCTTCCCACACAGCCTGTAAAATATCCATTACATTTTTTTTATCATCGTCCTGTCTTAAACCTGAAAGCTCAATACCATTCGCGCTGCCTTTCCTGATTCTGATTGCCATTTTCGGATATTGAGGACGCAAATTTTTTATTATTTCTGATTCAAGCGCCTCAATAGTTGCCTGGCTAACTTTTTGTTCTTTGTCGATCATGATTTCAATTCGCATCATCACCTCAATCCGCAGCGTAAAAGATTTCATCATCTGAGGCTTGAGCGACTTCCGTGTGAGCCAATTCAGCGATGATTGTTAATGCAATTTTCAAATCTGACGGCTTGCAGTTAGCTATCAGCGAAACCTCAGCTATGAACTGCATACACGCCATTTTTTTATGCATCTGGCTTAATTCAAGTGCAGTCATTGTCCCTCCCATATGTACTGTGTATTTATACAGTAGCACAGCATTTGTGGTTTTATAAAGAAAAATATTAAAACGTGAATTTTTTTTATCTCACTGATAATTAGTAACTTTTAATGAATGTTGTCGTTTGGCTTATCACTGTCTGACTATGATTAGAACTACTTTGAATTTTTTCAACTAACTGTTTTAACACCTAAGAATCATGCTTTTTTTATGACCATTTCTGCCAAACGATTAAACCGTTCTAATATGGAGTTCTTTTTACTTGCTGGCTTCAAAACTGGCGGCACGAGATCACCGTATCCGGTACTCCTGAATATCTTGCCTGCAATCTCTGTCTGCGTGCCGCCTATCAGGCGCACAGCCAGACCGCGACTGATGGTTTCGCCGCTTAAATCTCTGACCTGGCCGATCACGTTGTCACACGCCGTCTCTATTTTGTCTGGCCGCCGCAGCACTAAGTGTTTTTTATCTGGTTTTTCACCCCTAAGTCGGGTCAGCAGCCGTCGCCGTTCTTTACGGCTCATCCCTTTAAGGTCGATTTCTTCGACACTTTCCGGTGGGTTTGAATCCTCAGATCTCAAACGTCCCGTACAGTTATTGACAGAACTCCGAGAGGGCGCGGGCGCGCCCTGAAGGTCAAAACCAAAATCAACGGCACGTTTCGGAACAATCTTCCACTGTGCCAGACGGGTTAAAATCGGGGTATCTGTGCCAACCTCAGTTGCGTAGACGCCCTTAATACGCACGGTTTCCTCACCGTATTCATTCAGCTCATCGCCCGACTGATACCATGTGCGCACGGCCAGCTCATCACGACGCACGAACGGGCCGCCCTGCGCGTTAACGTATGCCGCCCAGTCGCCCACATCGGCCGCGTCATGCGCAGCGGCAAACTCCACGCTCAGGCCGTGGGCGGTTTCGGTGTCATCCATGCGGCGCAGCTCGCGGTAAACCGTAACCGGCGCACCACCAACAAACTGAAACTGGCGGATGTGCCAGCGGGCCGCCCAGGCAGAAACGGCGGGGGCGGTTTCTTTCAGCTCTTTGCCGCTTTCATCGTCCAGCTCGCCATCCAGCGCGTAGCCGTCGATATTCTTAGAGATATATTTAGCCACGTAACCCGTAGCGCTGCCTTTTTCCGGATCGATGGCCTCGGCATGAAAGCGCGCTTTACGGGCTTTGTCCGAGGTCAGCTCGTTGCTGTCCTGCTGAAAGGCATAGTCACGGATTGTCTGGCGCACCTGATCCGCATCTTCTGGACGCATAAACATCAGCATGTGCCAGTGTGGCGTTGCGTCGTGGTGGGGTTCAGCAACGCGAATGCCAAAAATTCGAATGTCATCACGGTGCAGCTTTGCCCGGATGCGCTGCCATACGCTGCAGAGGTAACGCTGCGTGTCTGCGGGGCTGGCACCATTCCATTTTCGGTTACGATGGCCGGTTTTGATTGTGGCGTGATAGCGTGACGGCGCGGTCAGCGTGTAAAACTCGCCGACATAGCCCAGCTCATTACATATATTTTCAAAGCCACGAATGCGGGTCATCAGCTCACAGCGACGGATAGCCGGATTAGCAACGCTGCCGTCGTATTTTTCAATCAGGCTGATACGGTTGCCGTCCTCGTCTTCCAGTTCCATGCCCTTTAAAAACTCACGGGTGCGGCGCTTCTGCTCCCGCCATTCTGAAACCGTCATTCTGCTGGCGTAAGGCGTGTGTTTTTTGCTTACGTTAGCCAGGGCAATCTGCAGGTGTTCCCGCCATGACGAAGCAACGCGGCGCAGTCGGCCCGTCCACCATTTTTCTGTCTGCATACGCAGCACGGCGGGTGTGACTTCTTCGGGATCAAAGAAACGGGACGTCACCTTATCCCACAGTGGCGGCGTCTGATTAAATTCCCGGGTGATGGCCGCCGCTGTCATGTAGACGCGGTGCGTGTATTTATAATCTGACTCATCAGTTGCCTGTGCGTGTGCCTGTACCAGCTCGGCCAGAATGAAACTGGCAATATCACCGGCCAGCAAATCCACATCGGAACGCGACATATCAGCCAGGCGGTTAAAACGCTTCATCAGTTCCCACAGCTGGCCTCCGGCAAGCGCTGCGCCATTCTCTTTCGGGGCGTTCTGCGCCAGCAGGTTAAAGGTGCTGGAGCCCATAGTCTTAACCCGGTACTGCTCATTAACGCATTCAACACGCGGCAATGTGCGCTCGACGAAAGTTTTCGTTAAGTACGCATTGGCGCGGGCTATGCCCTGTGATTTTTCCAGCTCGTTAACGCGACGCTTAACGTCAATCTGGACCAGCGTCGGCTGTTGCTCTAGCAACTCCTGCGCACGCACTAAAGCCGCAATCATCTGACTGCGGCTGTGCATTTCCTCATAAGTGGGATAAGGGCTGGCGATGGCTTCCCGTGGGGCATTCCACGGGTAAGCGTACTGCTCAGTCATGTAGCTGCCTCTTTTGCAGCCACATCAACCCCAAACCAGACATCGGCAGGACGACGAACGGCGATGATTTCTGCCGCGCTTTTGCCATCACCTGCAGCCACGCCAACCGAGCGGGCGGCCATGACGCTGGTCAGCTCGTAGGCTTCAAACAGGGTGCGCGTGTAATCGGTATCGCTGTTTGAAGCGATGACCGGGCAGCGCTCTGACACGCTGGTTAACATGCTGGCTAAATCCTGCTGCGCGGCTTTATCAAACCCGCCGGTGTAGTAACCGGTAAAGGTGCCGTCATAGGGCGGATCGCAATAAACCACGTCACCGGTCTGTATCATGCTCAGCGTTTCGCGGAAATCAGCACAGATAAACGTTGCTCGCTGGGCTTTGGCTGCGAAAGCTTGGATTTCATCCAGGGGGAAATAAGGTTCAGAATAGTTCCCGTAAGGGATATTAAACTCACTCTTACGGTTATAACGGCAAAGGCCTCGGTAGCCGTGGCGGTTGAGGTAAAGGAAATGTGCGGCGCGCTCAAGCAGAGGTAAAGCCGGGTCATGATTAAATGCTTCGCGGATGCGGTAATAATCCTCTGCCGTTTTGTTTTGTGAATACAGACTCAGAGCCACCACGATAAACGGGCGGGTGTGGTCTTTAATCTGGCGATAAAGATTAATCAGGTCAGGATTAACATCAGCCACTAAATAAGACGGGTAATCCGTCGCCATCATGACCGCGCAGGAACCGGCAAACGGCTCAACGAGGCGCAGCCCCTGCGGCAGATGATTAAGCAGCTCAGGCATGAGACGGGTTTTGTTGCCCGCCCATTTGAGGATCGTACTCATACGGCACCGCCTTTGTAATGGGCGCTTTTCAGCTCGTTAATTTCCTGACAGGTAACGCAGTGGGTGACACCCAGCACCGCGCGGCGGCGTGCCTCCGGTATCGGCTCATCGCAAGCCTCGCAAAAGAACTCACCAGCCCCGGCGGGCTGGCGACGTGCGTTAGCGAGATTGCGCTGCAGTTCTTCCTCAACGCGTGCCTGGACCAAATCCATTGAGTCGGCCATTAGTGCAGCTCCCTCGCCTGATGCTCAAAACGCTCTGCCTCTTTATCCAGCAGCTCAATGATTTCCGGCGCGGTCATTTCGTGCTTGCGGGCATGAATGACCAGCGCCGCAATGCGGATTGATACGGCCAGCGCATCATCGCTGCGCTGTTCTGTTTTGGCCTTGCTCAGCAGTGCATTTAGCGCGTCTGCGTCGGCTTCAAATTTACGGGTTTCGGTATTTCTCATTTTTTCGGTTCTCCAGATTCAGGGCAAAAGAATGCCCGGCGGGTTTACGCCATTAATTTTTTGAGTTTTATTTACTCAGGTAAAAAACAGTCTGCGGTAGAAAACTGTCTGGGTAATATCTTTCCCCAGCGCGCCATTTTGTTCATCGCCATGATGATTAACTCGCGGCGGTACTCGTCGAAATATTCAAACGGCTGTCCGATTTCCTCCTGTGAAAACGTTTTGGGGGTTTCGCGGTTAGCCAGGGTTAACACGCAAAATTTAAATTCATCATTCTGATGATTGAAATAACGCAGCGACGGATTAGCGTTATTGTCACGCAGCTGCCGCCAGCTTTTCCGAAACTCATCAAACGACATTTTGTTAACAGCATCAGCACGATTGCCCGTTGAATGAGTTTTGGCAAAAGATGCCGGGCCTTGCTGTGCGGTTGTGTTGCCTGTTACTCGCTGCATGTTACCCCCTGAATAAACGCGCCATGAAACCGGCGGGTTTGCGTTTGCTGGTCAGCCCCTGCAGCAGTTGCTTTTGGATGTTGCACGGATGCCAGGGTTTGCCGTTCTCACCCATGATCCAGCCGTTGCCGTAAGCTACTGACGGGCTTTGACGCTTAAGACGTGATGCCAGAGAAATCATTATCAGTCCCTCAGCTCAGGCCAATAGATGCGCCGAGTCCGCTGATAGCGTCAACGGTGGAGGCCATCGTAGGATTAGAATGAATGCGGGCCTGTACTGCGATTGCGGCAAGACTCAGGCAACGAATGCCGGTGTTAACGCTTCGCATCAGACTGCTGCGGCATGACGCACTCAATGCATCGCTACTTAATGCTCCGGCCGCAAGCTGGCCCACCTCTGCTGTAGCTTTGAGCACATAAGCCGGTAGTTTTTCGGTGGCGTGTTCGTTCATGGGTACACAAGGTAAACAATGCAGCTGCGCAAGGGTGCCATCAATTAAGGTTGAATCCTCGGTCAGATCAGTGAGCAAAAGCATTTCGGCAACGGTCAACTGGTGCGGCTGATCCGGGTTCAGCTTGTTGCGAAGTGTCTGCACGTTCATACCGGCAGAGTGCGCCAGCTCTTTCATGTTGTGTGACAGAGCAAACCGGCGGCAGGCTTCGTCTAAGTGTTTATGTGTGGAAACGCGAAAATCAAACATGTTCAATCCTTAGTGCAACTTAAATAATCAAGTTACTAAGCAGCAACATAGCGACAATTAACGCCTTGCGCTAAAAGACGAGCGCGAAAGGCAACCATGTTGATTCGTGCAGCACTACCCGGCTTTTTTCTAGGCATAACAAGCAGATCACCGTCTTCAACCATCTGCTTTACGGTGCGAAGGCTGTAGCCATAAGCCTGGGCGAACTGTTCATAAGTCATCAGATCGGGGCCGCTGGGGATTGTAATTTGAGGTGTCATAGTGGATTATCTCCGGTTGTTGTTATTCTGGTGCATTGGCGTGCATTTGTGAACTTACAAGCAGGATATTAGTGTTCAATTGACCTGTTGTAAACAGATCAATTGAACTTAAAGGGGTTGTTATGAGCGTAGCGTTTGAAAACGTTAGGGAAATTCTCTCAAGAATACTAAGTTCCTACGGTGTTAAAACTCAGCAGGCATATGCAGAACTTAAGAACATGCCTGTTGGAACAATCCATAACTGGATCAAACGCGGCCGTATTCCAGGCGATTACATAGTTATGTGCACACTTGATACTGGGGCTGATGTCAATTGGTTGGTGAACGGGGAACTTGCAAATGTAGAATTGACGCCATCTGCAAGCTATCCAATCAAAGGCCAAAGACTCTTAGATACCATGCAGGCATCAGGTGGGAAGGTAATTCTTTCAAGATTAATGGATGCTTACGGCTTTACGATGCAAAAACAGCTCGGTGAACATTTAGGCATACCATCAGGAACGATGAGCGCCTGGCTGAGAAGAGATCATTTTCCCGGAGAGGTTGTCATTGCCTGCGCGTTGGACACGGGGGCTTCGCTTTACTGGCTGGCTACTGGCAATGGTTCAAAACATGATATTAGCCCATCTAATATTAATGAAAGCGAGTTAGTCATTACGATTGTGAAGCATCAACTTTCAGGCGGGCAGCTAATTGAGCAAGGTCAAATTTACTTTGATAAATCATTATTGGTTAAAGAAATTATCAATCCTCTGGTAGTTGAAAAAGGGTCCATGATTTTTGTTCTGGATGCTGGTAGCGAGAAGATAAGTAATGGTTCGTGGCTAATTGATATTGATGGGGTCACAGATATTTATGAGGTTATAAGGCTTCCAGGCAATAAAATTAAATTATCGAATGATAATGCTTCATTTGAATGTGCTGTTAGCGACGTTAAACCTTTGGGTTTCAATGTGTTAACTGTTAAGAAAACGATGTAATAGATTATCAAAAATAGCGCCGATTACTAATTTAATTATGACTCTGAAAAAGCTAAGTAATGGAAAATGGCAAACTGATTTCCTTCTCAACGGGCGAGGGAGCCGCCGTGTTCGTAAATATTTTGACACGAAGGGTGAGGCTGTCGCTTTTGAGGATTACCTACGAAAAGAGGCAGAGGACAAGCCCTGGATAAAAGAAAAACAGGATCGCAGAAGGTTAAGCGATCTAATAGATTTGTGGTTTTCATTGCACGGCCAATCATTGAAAGCTGTTAAGTCAAGGAAGGCTAAACTTGATATTGTGTGTAACGGTCTCGGAAATCCTGTAGCTGCTGAACTTAAACAGAAAGATTGGGCGCACTATCGAGATCAGCGTTTAAAAGGTTTAATTTCTAACGGATATCACGAAGATAAATCAAAGTGGGTTGTAAAGCCAATAACAGTTAACAGGGAACAGCATTACCTGTCTGCGGTCTTTAACGAGCTAAAAAGACTTGGTGAGTGGAAATTACCTAATCCGCTTGATGGGGTGAGAATATACCGTGTTGATGAGAAAGAAATGTCATGGCTTACATCCGCACAGATCAAAGAACTTCTGTCATGCGCTGAGCTATTCGGACGTGATGATTTAACCATGATATGTAAAATATGCCTTGCTACGGGCGCTAGATGGAGTGAGGCGGAGTCCTTAAGCCGTTCCCAAGTTTCCCCCAACAAAATATCATTTTTTAAAACTAAGGGGGGTAAAAACAGAAGCGTGCCTATCCCTAAGTGGCTTTATAATGAGTTGAGAGAAAAGCAAGGTATAATGTTTAAGCCCTGTTATCAGTACTTTAAAAAGATGCTCGCAACAACAAGCATTCAACTTGTTGAGGGTCAAAAGACACACGTTTTAAGGCACACTTTTGCAAGTCATTTCATGATGAATGGCGGCAATATTTTGGTTCTGCAGCGGATTTTAGGGCACGCGAACATTAGAGAAACAATGAAATATGCGCACTTCGCTCCAGAACACCTCGAAGAGGCTATAACTTTAAATCCTCTTGCTGGCTTAGTGACAACAAATTGACAACACAGCATGTTTTAGGCTGCACTTTACTGCACCAAAATTGCCTTTAAACTATTGATAAATAAAAAAATCCCTTATTTATCAATGCCCCCTCAAGAAAGCGTCTTAACTAAGGTATCGCTAACGCGACATCTAAAAGTTAATAGCAAACAAGGGGTTGGCAATGTGCCAGCCCCTTTTTTATTGCTTTGTCTACGGATTGGCTACGCAGATTTATTTTGTGATCAGATGTAGGCATTAAAAAAACCGTCGAAGCGGGTTAGAGCCAGAGTTGGCCTTGGGACGTTTTGGGGCCTCCACAGGTAGGGTGGGGCGGTACAGGATTTACTCTACTTGGGCACCTGATTATATCGGTTACAGCTTTTAAGGATTTGAAAGTACATCTGGAGTTTATGTTCTGGCATTGGTTGTATCGTTCTTGTGTGTTCTCAGAGCGCACAACACTGCTGTGAGAGTGTGCAGCGTGAAAGTACTTTGGACAATTATCCCTAATGGTTATCACTATGGTAAAGCAAAGTAGAAAGTAAAGCCTATTACGGTTAATAGAGAGCAAAACTATCTGTCGGCGGTGTTCAATGAGCTGAAAAGGCTTGGGGAATGGAATTTGCCTAACACCCTGAAGGTGTCAGAACCTTCAGGGAAGATGAAAAATAAATGTCCTAGTTGACCTTGAGCCAGATCATCTAGCTGCTCGACGGTTGCGAGCGCTACGGCAAACCTGATTTAATATGATATGCAAAGTTTGCATGGCTACTGGCGCACGTTTGACTGAAGCGGAAACCATGGCACGTTCTGAGCTATAACCCAACAAGCTTTCCTTTTTTTAAATAAGAGCGGTAAAAACATGAATGTCCCAATCCCTGAATGGCTTTATGATGAGCTTAAGGAGATGCAGGGAAGGATGTTTAAACCCTGTTATCAAAATTTTTAAAAAATGCTTACTACCACAATTATCCAACTAATAGAAGGGCAGAAAACCCACATTTTACGCCGTACATTCGCGAGTCATTTTATGATGAATTATGGCAATATATTAGTTCTGCAAAGTATTCTTGGACACGCGAATATTCGTGAAACAATGAAATATACACATTTCGCGCCTGATCATCTTGAAGAAGCAGTGATGTTAAATCTATTGTCAGAATTAAAGAGGCTAAATGATGAATGACGATAATGATGAAGAAAACAAAGGCAAGGAAGGTTTCCTCCAGAGAGTTGGTGATTGGTTTTTAGATAAATTCGGTGACTTTGATTACTTATTGAGTGAGTATAAAGGAGTGATAAATGTTTTTGAGCTTTTACTATGGTTGGTTTTTTTAAACTTCATTTTTGAGCGGAACCTAGATGAATATAAATTTTATGGGAAAATAGAAAGTTTCGGTAGTATATGGTGGTCAACCCCTCTTATTATAAAGACAGGTATGTTTTGGCTACTTCCTTTAGCATTTACGATGGTGTATAGAATAGCGCCTTTTTTTGCTGCCGTTCTTAGGATCTTTTCTATAAAACTGTCTCCTACATTTAGTGAGCGTTATGCTGCTCAAAGAGAAGAGCAAAAAGCAAAAAAAAACCTGTCAAAAAGCCAATTAGCAGAAAAATATATCTTAGATTTAGTTTCTTCATCCTCTGAATTGTCACGCGATATTTATTCTAAAGGCAGTGTTTACCTCCTTTTTGGTGTTCTTTTTTCAATTGGAGGTCTGCTGTTTTTTTATCTCCAGATACATAGCGTAAAGTTAGATGGTAATTTGACCAATGCTCTTCTGACAATGGCACCAAACTTTGGTGTTTTATTATTCCTTGAATTCATTTCTTTTTTCTTTTTAAAGCAGTATCGGGCATCGATGGATGACTTCAAATACTATGAAGCAGTTAAAAGGTCTCGTGAGGAAACTTTAGCTATTATAAAGCTTTTATCTATTAAAAATCCGGATGTAGACTATTTGCCTATACTGGATAAATTGAATTTTAGCTCTGAGGTTGGAAAGCTCGAAAGTGGACAGACCACTGAGCTCATTGAAGCTAGAAAGTATGATAAAAATGAGATGGATGTTCTGGCTAAAGTTGTAGAAGCAATATCAAAGAAAAATTAACGAAATCATAGCCTACATACTGACTACGCAGAATGAACGTTAATGCATCCCGTTGCACTGTTTAGACTTACAAATCTTGATTTTAAAATAAATTTAATAAATTCATATAACTTCTATAAAAGCGCTTAACTAAGGTATCGCTCACGCGACATCTAAAAGTTAATAGCAAACAAGGGGTTGGCAATGTGCCAGCCCCTTTTTTTTAAAAAAAGTGTCAACAAAATGGCAACCCAGATTTTTTGCCGTCGTTTTCAGGCTAAAAGAGACTGGCCAGGATAATACGTTCTTTCTTGATGAAAATAACATGGGGCGGAGTGGAAACGTCACGCTGTTACCGTGGATGTGTGTCTAAATCCCGGCCTGTTGCCGGTACTGCGAGGTCGCCATCGTCTTGCTGCGACACACGACATTAACTGGCATATCAGTCGCATAGCGTAGGACTGAGGCTGAACTGATATGATCGTTATCTGATTCATTCTCGTTGCCCTAAGGACAGGTTTTGAAAGACGTCGTTTTTTTAGTTTCCGGCTTTATATTTTCGCTCGCCTCATTCTATTCAGCCCGATATGCACTGGAAGGCAACAAGCATAAGTGGCTTTGCCGCTGCCTGACCGCAGTCTGGGTAAGCATGGGATTCGTGTTGTTTCCCCTTTTTCTTGCGCTGGGGTTGTATGGTCCGGCCCTTATCTTTGTGGCGGCTAACGTGATCCTTGTTTGGGCAGGCCGCGAACACAAAAAGGAACTGGCACGTAAGAACAAAACGTCCACGGCGGTGACGGCGCATGTGCCCCTGGTCGAGGTTGATATGCCCTGGCTGAGTCTAAAAGAGATCGGCTTCAGCTATTTTGACTACGAGGGTAAGGTGGCTTACCGGCGCGTGGATGTGGAGTCCTGCGATGGGATGTTTATCAAAGGCTATTGTCATTTCCACAGAGAGATGCGCGCATTCGAACTGGTCCGGATCGAATCCGGCATTATCATTCTGCGTAATACCGGGAAAACCATAGACGTTAACAGCTGGCTTGTCGCTTATGTTGAGGCCTACGACCGCTGAGTACGATCTCATGCCTTTTCATGAGGGGCGCTGGAAATGATAGATCGCCGCGTTGACCGGCCCGCTGTCTAAAACAATTAAACCATAACGGTAATCGATAAAGCGCCCGCCACTCTTTTCCGCTACACGTCTGCTGGCGAAGTTATTCTCCACCGCCAGCAGTTCTATTGTCTGTACATCCGGGCGCGCAAAGCCAAATTCCAGTAACAGCTTTACCGCTTGCGTGGCAACACCCTGACATTGCGCGTCACTGCGAACCCAGTACCCCAAAGCGCAAAACTCTCCCGGTTTTTTAGCAAAGCGAAAGCCTGCACCACCTAACAGGCGGTTCTGGGCATCCACGATGGCAAATTCTTCTGCTTCTTTAAGTGCGCGTTGTAAGTGTGTAAAGCGAATCCAGCTTTCGGCTTCATCCGGCTGATAATCCGGATGCGCCCAACTCATCCAGGGCAATAACGTATCCAAAGAGTCATTAACGGCTACGGTGAAGACCTCAATATCGCTTAGATCAAAAGGACGCAGGCGAATGGCTGCGGTGGTCTGGATCAT